TGCATGGACGGGTCAAGGCTAGGATCGTCTGGTTGCTCGCCATTGGAGAACCGGGCCACGCGCTCTGTCGTGTATTCCAGATCGTTGTAGGTCGGCAGGTCGTCCACGACCTTCTTGGGAAATCCCATAGCGACCAGTTCGGAGCGGGTAGCTAAGCGGCGGTGAGCGCAGAACGGGCTGTCGGACAGAAGGCGGGTTTTCTTGCTGACAATGAATTCTTCAGGCGCAAGGTTCTCAATGACCACGCGGCCCTTCTTGTCAATCTTCTTGATCTTGACGTTGTAGGCGTAGACCGGAACCATCTCCGGGGCTTCCATCTGCTCGGCCTGGGCAACGGCGTTGGGGTCCATGAACGCAGGAGCCGGAGCAGGAACTTCACCGATTTGGATTTCTTCCTGGCTGACGACTTCGTACTGCCCGTCTGAGAGCAGCAAGGCAAGCTCGTCTTGACTCAGGTTCTCGTATGACTCGGTATTGACATCGGTCATATCCTCCCACCAGACCTTGACGATGCCGTTTTTGTAGATCAGCGCATCCTTGATCCAGTCATGCAGAATCGTGACACCGGGGTTTTCAGCCATGAATATCCAATTGGAATACTCGGTGGCTTGCTTGGCCTTGTCCTCATCGCCAGGACCTCTAGGCTCAAACCGCACCACATCGTCGGACTGAGTAAAGATACGCAACAGTTGAGGGAGTGCGCCGTCAATGGCTTCTGCAACCTCGCCGGTTACGATCTGCGAGCGTCCCTCTACCTCGTTCCCATACGGATCGCGGTTGTAGGCTTTGATGGCCTGGCGACGCTGCTCTGTGGTTTCGGTGTCCAGATAGCCGAGAGCGTTGTCGATCTCGTTATCTAACATCCCTTTGAGTTGAATCTGGTCCATTTACACGATCCATTTAGTTGAAACTGCAATCGGTTTACCCCAATTGCTTGTGGTGTTTAGGCCGACAGCGAGGTATCTAAAGGCGTCGCTGGCGTGTGAGCTCCAGTCGTGGAGTGGTTTGTCATAAAACACGTTGCGCTTCTCGTCATGCTCTCTGCGGTAGTTACGTAGCGCGTCTAGTCCCTGCTTTACTCTAGGGTGAAAGTAGCAGTTGGGCAACAGTCTGCGCACCGCCTGGATTCCGTCGTCTACACCCAGTCTCGGGCAGACGGTGATGTTCAATCCTAGGTCTTGCAAAATCTCTTTTCGGCTCTTGCCGGTTCCCAGTTCCCTGACCTCTACGTCGTGCGGCAGGATGTGTTCTGCCTGCGTGTAACCGTTGTTCTTGATCCAGTTGACGTAGTAGTCTAGTCCGACTCCGTGGTTCTCCACGAAATCAAGTAGGCGACGCTCTTGCCCCGCGACCTGGCAGACCCAGATGGCCGTGGAATCACCAACACCCAAGTCCCATGCCGTATACGTCTTACAGAGATCGTCCCGCGCAAATTCCGTAAACCTTTCTGGCGGGAGAGCGTTAAGTAAAGCGGCGTAATATGAACCCTCCGTAGGGCTGCTGAAGTCGCACTCAAATTCCTGAAGATACTTGGGTTCCCCCATCTCTTTCTTGGCAGCGAGCAGTTCAGCTTGCGGAAGTATGCCCGTCTGCGAAGCCTTGAACTCAAGTAGTCTCCAGCCGGGTTCTTTCTCGGCTCGGTCTCGGAAGTCTTTGAAGTGGTTAGCACCCTTGGGGGTTCCTAGAAATAATGCCCAACCGATTCTGTCACTAAGGGCCGGTCTAACGATCTCGTTCCATATCTTCGGATTCTGGTCACCGATCTCATCCAGTATTACGCCATCGAAGTACTGCCCCCGCAAGGAGTCTGGGTTGTCCGAGCCGTAAAGTTGTATCCGTCGTCCGTAGAAGTCAACCTTTAGCTCCGAGATGTTTGCGGTTGCATTTAGTGGCCGAGTAAAGTTTACTAAGTAGTCCCACGCGACTCTTTTGCTTTGTCCGTAAGTCGGACTGATGTACGCAAACCTTGGTTCTGGCTTCTCGCACTCGAGGGCTGAGTGAATGAGTTGGTTAAGTGCCGCCACCGTCTTGCCCATACGCCGGTGAGCCACCACCACCACAAAGCGGTTTGCCGCCACAGCATCGTGAATCTCTCGCTGTTGCTCTCGTGGCTTGTATCCGGTTTCAACTACTACCTCGGTCATATGCCCGTGACCACCTTTATGGTCAGCGGTCCGTTCTCTGCGCCCGTAACCTCAGTCCGAGCCAGTTTAGGTATGTGGTACTCAATCGCTTTCAGGTAGATGTCGCACGCCTTTTCAGGACTGCTCGCGGCGACCTGTGCTAGCCATTGGTTGAAGTTCTCGGCGTTGTCCTCGGCCATCCTTGCGATAGCCTCTCTGACGACCGCTGTGGCCCTGTTAGGCACTCCCTTGGGCCTTCCTGGGCCGGGGAGTCCTTCTCCGATTTTTGGTGTTTCTTTAACGGTTTCCATGTCCGAATCCTCTTGGGTTGTTCGGTGTCTCTATTTTACAACAGTTACGGATTGTAACCAAACTCATACGGATAACCTTCCGTTGATAGAGTTTTTGCTTTTACTTTTTTCTTAATAATTTCATATTGCCCATCAAGCGCATTTTCGCCGTGCCACTTCGCGTAGTTTTGACTTGTCGTTACCCAGTCACTAGCGTTGATGTCTTTTACGCCTTTGGGAACTGCTCGATAGATTGTAACTTCAGCGTCCGGGTTTCCCTTAGCGCGTAGCGCAGCGGTATACCATTCGCTGTCTGTAAGCCTGTCTCCAATGCCGTAAAGTCGTTTTCCTTCTTGTGAATAAACATCTTTTGGCATAATTTTTGTAAGGTCGTCTAAAGTTGCGCCATAAACATTAGCGTTCGGCGCTGTGTGCGAACCTTTATAAGAAACGTCTTGTAATAATCCAGCCGCTTGGGTTGCTGGCTTGGTCATCCCAACCGGCGCAAATCCCAACGGCCCGCCCATAATCATGTCTGTGTACCGACGCAATGCGTTTTCATCTGTAACCCGCAACGGACGGTTGGGATCGCCAAAAATTTGATTTTGTAGCGCAATAGCCTCTTGCCCGGATTGTCCTATTCTTTGTCCGGCGGCCAAGGCCCGATCTCGCAACATCTTGCCAATGCCGGATAGCACTTGCCGGAAGTCTTGGGTGTCCGGTGGCAATGTGCCGTAGAACATCTCTCCGTAGTCATTCATGGCTTACTTCGGTTTGTATTTCGCTTTGAGCCTTTCCCCGAGGCTTTTGAGCTCTTGGAGGTCTTGGCGGTTTTGCGGGACTTTGGCTGCCCATCGTTTGAACTGGAGGGCTGCGGGTGTAGGCGTTCCGTTCTTGTCTTTGAGAGAATGTCCAGCAGTGAGTGATTGTGAGGCTTTGCGGTAGATGAATTTGGCTCTGTCCCATTGGTCGCCTGGGCTTGCACCCTTAGTTGTCCGGACGGGCTTGCGAACACTACCACCCGCACGATTGTGTTCAGCCATCTTTTTAGTAGTCCGAGCATCATATTTTTTGAACGCCTCTGCTGCTTGTTTGACGGTGCGGGCCATTACTTTTTAGCCTGTGCGCCACGCATATTTGCCACCAGGGAAGGATACTTGGTCCCCGTGGATTTGGCGAAACGCTTGGCGGCTGTCTTTTGGTTCTTGGACAGGGGCTTGGATTTACCGAGCTTTTTGGGTCTAGCCTTTTCCCAGACATCTTTCATTTCCTGACTCCTATGGCGTAGCCGCGAGCGGCCTTGAGGTAGCGTTTCTTTAGGGGTGTTTCGTCTATCGCCTTGCAGACCCCCGGAAACTGGTGGGGGGTGTAGTCGTCGAACACCACGACTTTAGGGTTTACCAGACGGTTGAACTCGTGGCAGACATCCTCGTAGGTATGGCCGCCGTCTAGAAATGCAAAGTCCACCTCTGACCGCTTCAGCGTCGTTTTGGTGTCCCCGGTTATGAATCTGATGTAGTGCAGCAAGTCCTTCCACGGCTCCAAGAGTTGCTGGCGGGTCTGGAGACCCTTCTTGTGGTCGTCTATGCAGTTCCAGTAGAGCAGTTGGTTATGCGGGATGATGTCGTAGGTCGTAATTGAACCCTTGACCTTGGCGTCATCCAATGCCTTTGCCATACAGATTGCCGAGAATCCTCTGGCGGTTCCGGTCTCTAGGATTGTATAAAAGTCTTGGGGGTTATCCGCTATGAACTTGCGGAGCGTGCTGTAGACCACCCTGCCGTGGGCATAACAGATGTTAGAACCTTTGATGCAGACCTGGGTATGTAGTCCCAGATTGTTACAAAAATCAGGATCAATTTTGTAACCTACCTCTTCCTCGTAGGCGTCAATCTCTGGGTAGACCTGAGACTTGGCGTGTTCCCACAGGCTTAGGTAGGTCTCTGGGGTTCCCTTCACTTCTTCTTCTTGACCTTGTTGGGTAGCTTTTTCATGCTGGATTGGCCTTCTTTGACCATCTTCTTGGCGGTAGACATAGGAATCCCGAGTTCTTTACTCAACTTTGGGTTCTTCTCTACGGCGTA